CGGGGGCGGGGGACGTGCAAGATGGACACCTTCGCCGACGTGAAGTTCCAAGACATAGACGAGGACGAGGAAGGCTGCTACGAGATTGGTGCGCTGGCAGAGTGCAGCGGGTGCGGCTCGATAGTGCTCATGCCGTCAGAATATGCCCACTTCGACCGTGAAAGCCTGTTCGCTGCTACCAACTACTGCCCCAACTGCGGACGAAAGGCGGAGCAATGAGCGACCTTCTCGCCAAGTGCGACTGGGACGGTGACGAGCTGCGCGTCGAGCTGCCCCAACTGCCCGAGGTTGTGACCGTGTGGGTCGACGGGAAGGCCATGCCCTACGTCCCCGTCGTGAACGACTCCAAGTGCGACACCTGCGAGGCCATGCTGGACTGCGACGAGTGTCTTAGAGCCGACGCAAGCCACAAGGAGCTGAGGGGGTTACAGGCTGAGAACGCAAAGCTGCGGGAGCTGGTGCGTGATATGTGGCACGAAGGAGCGTTTGAGGCGGGTGCTTGCTACGAAAAAGGGGCGGAAACACTAGAAGAGAGAACGCGCGAGCTAGGAGTGGAGGTATAAAAATGAGCATCACCGACGAGCTGAGAGAATGGATGCGAGTTGTGCTTACGGACGATGACCCAGCGCACGCCATAGCCGACCGCATCGACGCGGAGCATCAGAAGGCGTTAGACGAGTGGAAGGCCGAGAACGGCCAGATGTGGCTCAAAGGCTATTCGGAGTGCCACGCGGAGCTGATGGAGGGCAACGAAACCCTTGCATCCGACTTGGAGAGGTGCGGCTGGGTTCGTCTGCCCCTCGACGCTGACGGCGTGCCGATTCACGTCGGGGACGAGATGGAGCCGATAAGCGTCAAGTACGACCGCTTCGGCGTTGTGACGCTGTGTATGGATACCAGAGACGGCAGATGGAGCCTGCTCACCGATTTGGACGGCGAGTGGTCGCATGACGAGCTGTGCCAGCTGCGCCACTACACGCCACCGACCGTCGAGGACATTTTGATGGAGTTCCATGAGCGCATGGACGAGCTGGGCACCACTGACCAGTGTGTCGGCTCTGACAGGGCCTACGCGGTGGACGCCCTGTTGCGCGAGAGAGCCGAGCTGGTCGCCGAGTATGCCGCCAAGCTGCGGCTGGCGGGTGATGCGGAGTGAGCGCAATCAAGGCGGGGTGGCTCTACTCAGGTCCGTTCAGAAGCGAGCAGTCTCAGGGATGGTACGTCCCCGTCATGGACAAGGATGGTACGCTCAAGCTGGTGGACACCTATGTCATCAATAGTTGCTACAGCAGGCATGACAAGAACGTGTCTGCCATGACCGACGCCATCTTGAAGATGGGCACCGAGCCTCACCCATATGTGTTTTCCAGAGTGCTCAGTAACTACTACTACGGGAGTCGATGCATCTGCCATGTCGGAGACGAACTTCCGCAAGACTTCAAGGAAGTCTGCTATTTGCCTGACTGGGAGTACGTGAATGACAGGGAGGCAGAGGATTACGAGCCGTGCGACGTTATCTGGTACGTCCAACTCCACTTTGAGCACGGCTACAGATGGCACGGCTACAGGCACGGCGTCTGCCTCAAGCGCAAGGGTGCCATGAAGTCATTCGACCGACAGCTTGACGCCGCAATCTCCGACGCACAGAGGTCGATGACGTATCCCAGCACGGGGTATGCCGTGAGTTCCGCCATCAGGCTCCACGAAGAAAGCATGCGCAAGGCGTCGCCAAGCATAGAGGCCAAGTATCACAGGATGCTAGAAATCAACGACCTTCTCAAGAGGCAGCAGGAGGAGATGCGGATGCTTCTGGAAAGGCAGGACGAGGAATGTGAGGGCGAGTGAGCAGGTTCTGGGTCGAGAAGCAGCCGTGGCAGAAGTTCCCGCGCGTGCTCAACATGTGCAAGGACGACGGCATGAGCAGAAAGTTCGTCCGATACGTCCGAGAAGATGACGCAAAGGCCGAGGCCGACAGGCTGAGCGCAGCCATCGACAAGGCAGTGGAGGTCATAGTCGAGATGTGCGGTGACTGCCCAGCGAGCCGATATGAGCTTCCAGACGATGGATGCGACAAGCGCTGTCATGACGGAGCTGAGGTAGAATGCTGGAGGCAGTACCTACTCGGCGAGAGGTGGACGGAGTGCGACTCAGGGAGTTCGTCGTGAGCAGCGAGCACGTCGGCGGCACGACGTGGGCGTTCGACCCGCTGTGGGTGGACGAGGACATCCACGACGAGGTCGTCCGATGTCGGTCGTGCAAGTTCTACGTACCCAACAGTGACGGGGTTCTAGGAGGCTGTACGCTGCTCGACTTCTACACCGCCGACATGGACAACGGGTTCTGCGCATGGGGTGAGAGGGCATGAGGATACCTTACGGCGAGTTGAAGACCATCAATTTCATAGTCAACAACGAGAACGGACATGAGCACGTCTTGGGGCGAGTCCACTATGCGTTCGTCATTCCATGCCGCGACTGCAAGCACTACGACGCAGATGACATGGAGTGCCGCGAGAACGGCATCAGGCCAGAGCCTGACGGCTTCTGCGCATGGGGAGAGGCGAGAGAAGCCCTCTAAGGCTTGAAAGAACTTGTCTGGTAAAAGTACCAACGCGACAAAGCAAAACGGCTCAGAATGGCTCTGAGAGCCTCTGACAGCCAAAAGAAGGGAGATGCGATGCAGCTCAGGGTCAAGACGTTCAACGGAGCGCCGCTTCCGAGGCATGCCAAGGAAGGAGATGCGGGGATGGACCTGACGACAAGGAGAGAGCTTGTCATCGAGAGGGGCGAGACCGTCATGGCTGGAACTGGAGTTGCGGTCGAGATTCCAGAGGGGCACGTCGGGTTGGTGTTCCCTAGGTCGGGACTCGCGAGCAAGAAGGGCATCACGCTCGCCAACGCCGTCGGGGTCATCGACAGCGGGTACAGGGGCGAGGTCATTGCTCCGCTGTTGAACCTGTCTGGACAGACGCAGTATGTCGGCAAGGGAGAGCGGGTCTGCCAGCTCGTCGTGGTCCCCTTCGCGACGTGCGAGTGCGTCGAGGTCGACGACCTCACGGAGACGGAGCGAGGCTCTGGAGGCTTCGGGAGCACTGGGAGGTTCTAGCCGTCATGCCCTGCCTGCTGATACGCGGCGGGGCAAAATTTTTTAGACAATTTTGAGATTCCCGACACATCTGCCCAAAATGTGTGATATAGTATAACCAAGCAAAGGGAAACAACCCGAAGGGAGCACGAGATGAACACTTGGACTTACAAAGACACCAACGAGAACAAGAGCAACAGATATCTCCCGCGCTTCGCGCACATCACCATCATGCAGTACGGGGACAAGGAGTTCGTTCTCACTGGCGACGTGTATGGCATCACTAGCAAGTCCTACAAGACGCTCAAGGGTGCGATGGCTTACGTCGAGCGCAACTACGGCTCCTATGAGCTGACCGAGGTTCGGATTCACGGGGAGCACTAGGAACTTTTGACAGCAGATAAGGAAGAGGGGCACGACATGAACAAGCTGTACATCATCCACGACATTAAGAACTGTTTCGGGGTCTCGCAGTTCGGGGTCAAGGAGGAGATGGACTGGGGCATCGAGTTGAGGCACGTCCGCAAGGCCGTCCAGATGTGCGTCAAGGAGGTCAGACACTGCTACGCGCACTTCTACCACGAGGACTGCACGCATGACGTCGTCTGGTACGACGGCGAGAACCTGCTCTGGACGCACTGGACTGGCGTCAACAGCAGGGACGAGGAGAGGGCCATAGACAGGAAGGACTTCCTCAAGATGGCTCGCGATTGGTTCAAGGAGGATTAGAATGGCAATCACCAACACGCTCAACCTTCCGCAGCCGTTCGTCGACGCTGCGACGAGCGACCACAAGTACACGGAGGGTCGATACAGCGTCACCGACGTTCTGGGCGGGACGTGCGAGGCCATCCTCAAGCGCAGGCACGCGGGCGAGGTCACGGAAGACGTGGCAGACAGGGTGTGGGCCATCTTCGGCACGGCGGTGCACAAGGTGCTTCAGGACGCCAAGGCGACCGACTCCCAGCTTCAGGAGAACTGGCTGAGCGCCGACGCCCCAGTCGACGGGTATGCGCTCAGCGGAATCTTCGACCTGTATGACGACGCTACGGGGACCGTCACCGACTACAAGACAACGTCGGTCTGGACGGCCATCTTCGGCGACTACGAGAAGTGGCGCAGGCAGTGCTTGCTTTACTGTTGGTTGCTCCAGCGCCACGGTTTCAACGCATGGAGGGGCGAGGTAGTGGCTCTGCTCAGGGACCACAACAGGCGCAAGGCAGAGACCGAGGAGGGGTACCCCAAGCATCCCGTCGTCAAGGTCGAGTGGGAGTTCACGCCGAGCGACATGGAGTGGGCCGAGGAGTACCTCATTGAGTGGTTCCTTGAGGTCCAGCATGAGGAGACCGTGCCAGACGAGGCGCTGGAGCCGTGCTCGGAGGAGCAGAGATGGCACAAGCCTGACACGTGGGCAGTGGTCAAGGACGGAAGAAAGAGGGCGTCGCGCGTACTCGAATCTGAGGAGGAGGCCGTCGAGTGGCTGAACGACGCCACGGACGGAACACAGAAGGGGTACCACATCGAGTTCAGGTGCGGTGAGGACACGCGGTGCGACGGATACTGCTCGGTTGCGGAGTTCTGCCCGTACCGCTCTAGCTTGGTAGACGCAGACAAGAAAAAATAGCCAAACTTTTTTGAGATTCCCGACAAAAACCCTTCGGGTATGTGATATATTATAGACAGCAAAGGGGGTGCAAAGGGCCCCCGAAACCCGAAGGGAGCACACAATGAAGAAGTTCAACATCATCGACGAGCTGGTCGCCAAGGGTTACGAGGACGACGTGGTCGTCTACGAGGGGGCGTTCGCACGCGAGAATCACACGCTCACCAAGACCTACAAGGCCGACCAGAGGGTCAATGACTTCGGCATCCTCAACAGGGACTTCAGCGTCGAGGTCAACGTCACCACCTACGACGACGGCGCCGTCTACGTCTGGGCAATGTACAGCAACGGAAAGACCAAGCAGTACACGACCGAGAAGCGTGCCTACAACGCCATCGCAGAGACGGTCCACTACAACGGCTTCGAGATTTAAGACACATGGAGGGCGGGGGGCGCCTTCCCCCGCAAGAGAGGGGTAAGACATGCTCAGAGCAATCATCGAGACGGCCGTCTGGAGGATAGAGAGGGAGTACGGGAGCATCTGGGAGTTCGTGAAGCAGGTCGTCAAGGTCATCCTCATAGGACTCGCGTTCTATGCGTTCATGTTCTTCGGTTGCCTGTAGGCACCGACGAGAAGGGAGAGGGAAATGGGAGCTTGCAACTTCATAGCGTTCAAGGTCGCCAAGACAAAGGAGGAGGCGTTCAGGGAGCTTGTCGAGGAGGCACAGTGGGAGTACGGCTACGACCCGTACAACGGGACCATCAGCACCACGAGCCTGAGCAGGAGGCCAGCCAAGGTCATCCGCAAGCGGTTCACCAAGAAGGCCGAGCAAGAGGCAATCAGCGTCGCCGAGGCTGACGACTGGGGAGAGAAGTGGGAGAGCCGAGCCATCGACTGCGGGGCCACCAAAGGGGGACACGTGTGGGCGTTCTACGGATGGGCGGCTGAGTGATGTGCTACATGGGATGCGAGTTCGAGGACTACTGGGGCGAGTGCAGGATAAAGGGAGACCTCCCAGACGACGCTCCGTGCGTCGTCGCCGAGAGGGAGTGGGAGCGCAGGTTGAGGAGGGAACATCCCATCATATGGCTCAACGATTGCATCCTGTTCAGGTTCGGACCGTACCGCTCGCTCCGAAATTGGCTCTGGAGAAAGACGCACGGCAGCGACGAGATACCGTTCTGAGGGGGTCGCATGAGAATGGAGGCCGACCCCAAGCAGACGTTCGACCCAGACTGTTCCACATGCAGGCACAGGGCCGTCAGGCACCCGTCGAGGAGGGCGGAGCCGTGCAGGCCGAGGAGGCACGACTACGTCTGCATGGTCATCGGGAGGGCAATAGGCGAGCACGGGACGTACATGCAGAAGCGGCTCGGCTCCGACGGGGAGTTCCTGTGCTCGTCGGTGTGGACATGGGATGTGCCGTGCAGGGCGTTCGACAAGAAGACGGGAGAGTGGTATCCGCTTGACTACGACCCGACCGACGGATATCATGGCGCTATCACACATGAGGGAGGTGAGCATGCAGACGGATGCCCAGAAGCGTGCAAAGGCGAAGTGGGACGCCAAGACGATGGCGTTCATGTTCCGCCTCAGGCTCAAGGAGGACAGGGACGTCATAGCCAGAATCAAGAGCATGCCGAACAAGACAGATTATCTGAGGGTGCTGGTGCGTCGTGACATCAACGGCAAGTAAGGGGTTCGGCAGCTTCTACGCCGAGGCGGCTGGAGGAGAGGGCGAGCGTTGCAACTACCCGACGCGACTTGACACGTATGGGTGTGGGTGTGCTCATGATTGCGCATACTGCTATGCAAAGAGCCTGCTTGACTTTAGGAAGAACTGGAACCCAGAGCAACCGAGGGTGGCGTCGACGGTCGACATATCGAAGGCCCTGCGCAAGGTCAAGGCTGGACAGGTCCTCAGGCTGGGAGGCATGACGGACTGCTTCCAGCCGCTTGAGAGGGTCTACGGCGCGACCCGTCAGGCCATCCAGATGATGAACGCAAGGGGCATCGGGTACCTCATAGTCACCAAGAGCGACCTCGTCGCCGACAAGGTTTACACGAGGGTCATGGACCCAGAGTTGGCGCACATCCAGATAAGCGTCACGAGCACGAGCGACGAGCCGAACTTCCTAAAGGAGAAGGCGAGCAGGCCGTCAGACCGCCTGAGAGCTGCCGAGAGGCTTTCTAAGGCTGGTTTCGACGTCGCCCTAAGGGTTTCACCATACATACCAGAATTGATTGATATAAAGGCTCTGAGGGCCTCAGGGGTCGACAAGTGCCTCGTCGAGTTCCTCAGGGTCAACGGGTTTATATCGAAGTGGCTTGAGGCCGAGGGGTACGCTACGAGCCTTTACACCCAAAGCCACGGCGGATACAGACATCTGCCGCTGTGGAAGAAGCAGAGCCTGCTTCGGCCGTTCATCATCGGCGTCACGTCAAAGACCTACAAGAGCCTCATCAACCACGCGGCCGACGCAGGTGCAACTGCCATGACCACCGAGTTCTTCTGCATGGAGCAGCGCAGCGTCAACAGCGCGGCCGACAACTACAAGGTCATAAGCGAGTGCATGGGCCACGACGTGGTGGAGTTCTACCGAAGGAACAGCCACGGCCAAGGCTACCTCAGGCTCAACAGGAAGGTCAAGGAGCCTTATGTCAAGAGCATGCGCCGCATAGCGCACGAGAGGGGCATGAGGTTCTACGTCTCCGACGCGCACTTCAAGGAGGCGTGCGACAACTGCTGCTGCTGCGGACTCCCCAACGACTGGAAGGTGTCGCGCTACAACTTCAGCGAGGCCCTTCAGCTGTGCAAGCGCAACGGGAGCGTGAGGTACTCAGACATAACGGACGGCGTCGATTACTACGACTTCCCGTGGAGCAAGGCGGACGGGTACAACACAAGCTCCACCGAGCGCAAGGCGAAGTTCATGGGGATGTCAATGAAGGACTACATAAGGTACCTCTGGAACACGCCCACGGCTGGGCAGAGTCCATATCGAATCTTCGAGGGCGTCATGAAGCCAGACGGAAGGGACGAGAACGGCGACATAATCTACGTGTACGACCAGAGCAGGACGTTCGTGGAGCAGGGTGGTTAGATGGCAAACGAGCAGAACCTCACACACAGGCTAACAGTGAGCGAACAACGAGCTGGAGGGAGGGCGTCTGGCGAGGCTAGGCGCAGGAAGAGGCAGCTCAAGGACGCGCTTCAGGAGCTGCTTGACAGGGACTACACCGACAAGAACGGGAACACCGCAGACGGCACGACCATCCTAGCGGCCGAGCTGTTCAAGAAGGCCCAGAAGGGCGACATAAGGGCATGGGAGCTGCTCAGGGACACCGTGGGCCAGAAGCCTGTGGACAGGGTCGAGGTCGGCACGATTGACCCCGAGGCCCGCGCCGAGATGGACGAGCTGCTTGGATTGAATGAGCAATGAAGGTTGCATGGTTTAGCTGCGGCTGCTCAAGCCTAGTGGCCGCAAAGCTCGCAAAGCCCGACAAGATAATCTACATTCACGTTGCCGACCAACACCCTGATACGCTGAGGTTCCTCAAGGACGCTGAGGGGATTCTTGGGCCGATAGAGGTACTTCAATCTGGTGAGTTTAGTGGCGTCGATGACGTGATTCAGAAGCGCCGATACATCAACGGGCCGTCTGGCGCGGCGTGTACCCTACAGCTCAAGAAGCGGGTTAGGCAGAAGTGGGAAAACGAGCATCTCCAGCGCTTCACCTACGTATGGGGCTTCGACCTAAACGAGAAGGCCAGAGCAGAGCGCACCATCGCCTCGATGCCAGAATACGACCACGAGTTCCCGCTCATCGACGCAGGACTCACAAAGGCAGACTGTCACGCACTTTGCGAGGACTGGGGAATCAAGCGGCCAGCCATGTACGACCTAGGATACCCAAACAACAACTGCGTCGGGTGTGTCAAGGGCGGTATGGGCTACTGGAACAAGATACGCGAGGACTTTCCAGAAGTGTTCGAGCGCAGGGCAAGGCAAGAGAGAGAGATTGGTCATAGCTGCATCAAAGGCGTGTTCCTTGACGAGCTTGAGGCTGGCAGGGGCAAGAACAATCCCGTCGTGCCAGAGTGCTCGCTGGCCTGTGTATGGGTGCGGGAATGAGTAGACGAGCGGACATAGTAAGCGCACTAAAGGAGAACCCCACGGCCTTCGCAGACCGCTTGGGGTTCCCCTTGCTCACGGACCTCCACCGCGACTGGTGCAGGGAGATGGTGTTCGGTAGCGGCGACTGGACGCTTCAGGCGCACCGAGGGAGCTACAAGACAACCACGGTGTCGGTTGCCCTGTGGCTGCTCATGATTCTCAGGCCGAACGTCCAGATGGCGTTCTTCCGCAAGACCGACACCGACGTCAAGGAAATCATCGAGCAGGTCGGCAAGATGCTGGCCTCAGATGCCACTCAGTACCTCTCAGAGGCCATCTGGGGCGTTTCCTGCTCCGTCGTGACCAATAACGCATTGGAGCTTGGAACGAGCCTCTCGACGGACCCTAGGGGCGGAGCGCAGCTGTCTGGCATGGGCATCGGTGGCTCGCTCACTGGTAAGCATTACGACATCATCTTTACGGACGACATCGTCAACCGCAAGGACCGCACGAGCCGAGCCGAGAGGGAGCGCACCAAGGACGTCTACAGGGAGCTTCAGAACCTGCGCAACCGTGGCGGGCGAATCATCAACACGGGGACGCCTTGGCACATAGACGACGCCTTCACCCTCATGCCAGAGCCTGAGCGCTGGCCTTGGGACAAGACTGGACTCATGACAAGGGAGCAGTACGAGGAGCTGTCAAAGAGGACGACGCCGTCCCTTCTTGCGGCGAACTACGAGTTGAGGCACATACCGTCGGACGACGTCATCTTCACCGACCCGAGGACGGGTGCGCCGTTGGAGAAGGTCGAGCAGGGCGAGTGCCACGTCGACGCGGCATACTACGGCGAGGACTACACCGCGTTCACGGCAATGAGGGTCGAGGACGGCACGAGGTACGTCTACGGTCGCATATGGCGCAAGCACGTTGACGACGTGACGCAGCTCATACTGGCGGACATCGAGCGGCTCAGGCTCGGCCGCATGTACATGGAGACCAACGCCGACAAGGGATACGGGGCGAGGGCGTTCAAGGCTGCAGGGGTCAGGGTGGTACCGTACCCCGAGAGCATGAACAAGCACGTCAAGATTGTGACCTACCTCAAGTCGGCATGGCCCGACGTGGTATTCGTCGAGGGTACGGACCAAGCATACATCGACCAGATATGCGACTACACAGAGGACGCCGAGCATGACGACGCCCCAGACAGCCTCGCGAGCCTCGTGCAGAGGGGCAAGGGGCGCAGGGTCGACTCTGGGCATACGTCGGCGTTCGGCTGATTCTATTCACACGGGTGCCTCCAGCCTCGGGGGATAGCCGCACTTTTATTCAAAAAATGCCCCAAAATAATCGTTTACTTCCAGCCGATTATGTGATATGGTATACATGAGCGGGGAGGAGAGGCCGACCCGACGAACGAAGGGAGCACACAATGAGAGAGATGGTAGTCAACGGGTTCAAGGTCAAGACCAACCTCCACGAGAACGGCAGTTTCGCGGTGGTCAAGGGCAACGCGGGCAAGACGCAGACGCTCGTCCTCGCCAAGAGCGGCGAGAGCGACGAGAAGCTCGTGGAGCGCTGCGCAAGGAGCGGCTTCAAGACCATCAGGGTCGCAAGGGTCTCCACGAACGTCGTCGGGTATCACAACACAATCGCGCTGTGCAGAAGGTAAGAGGCAACGAGAGGGGAGCACGAGATGTTCTACGCGGCAAGGCACATGTACGGCATCGAGTTCATCAACGACTACATGGTCCTGTTCAGGTTCACGACCAAGAGGGAGCGCGACGAGTTCGTCGACGACGCCAACTTCGACGACGCCTCGGCGGGCAGCGGCTACCGCAACGAGGCGGTCACACGAGACGAGGCGAGGCGCCACTTCCCGAAGGCGTTCCGCACTCTGGAGTTCCACGACGAGCCAGACGCCCGCGACTGGCGCAAGGGCGAGACCGAGACGGAACAGTACTGGTACGGATGGTGACGGGGCGGAGGTCGGAAAAAATCTCAAAATTCTCGAACCCCTCCACCTAGATATGTGATATAGTATAGTCAGGCGGAGGGGATAGGGCCTCTCCGATACCCGAAGGGAGAACGAAATGAACGAGAACACCACCAAGACCTACCGCGTCTACTACGTCGCAAACGACGGCCACAAGTGCAAGTTCACCTTCAAGAGCGACCGCAGCTTCAACCGCTACGGAAACAACGCCTACGACGGCAAGACCTTCGGACGCCCGTTCCTGAACGACATGCTCGCGGCAGCGGAGCGCTACGAGAACGACCCCAACAGCAAGATGAGCATCCACGGCGGCTTCGGCGGCGTCGATAGCGTCAAGATTGTCGAGTGCATCGAGACTGGCCGCAAGCAGTATTGCGCCTTCTAAGACACCAAAGGCCAACGGGGAGGGGCCTAAACCTCCCCACCCACGGGACACGAGAGAGGAACCAAGATGGCAGAGCTTGACATGAGCTGGACTACCGAGTACCTGTACGTCGAGGCGCAGGAGCCTCGCAGGGACACGTTTGAGGACTTCGACATCTAGGGAGGACGACATGAGGTACTTCGACATCGAGACGGGGACGTACGCGGACGGCAGCTGGGGGTATGTCATCCACGACAACGGCCACGGGCCTGAGGATGGGTTCAAGTACGGGGGTGTGTGGGAGAACGCAAGGGGGTTCGGAAGCGAGGACGAGGCCGTCGAGAGCGCGAGGGAGAGCCTGAATGACGTCTTTGGGGAGAGTGGTTGGGTCTGGTAGGCAAAACGCCTTAGAACGGCTCTGAGCGCCTCAGGGGGCCGTTTCTGATACAATGGTGGTGCGGAGTCTCATGCTCCCGCCTCCTTTCTCGTTTGGGTCGCGTTCTTGTGCGGGGCGCGGCCCATTCGCTTTGACCTGCGACGCGGTATGTGCTAACCTCATAAGTGTGGTCTACATTGCCACGCGGCGAGGAACAGCCGCACATCATCCGAGGAACAGGAGAGACATGGCACTTTCGCGGCGACTGCTCGAAGGAATGGGCATCGAGGACAAGCAGATTGAGACCATCATCGAGGCGCACTCCGAGACCGTGAACGGCCTGAAGGCCGAGCGCGACAAGTACAAGGAGGACGCCGCAAAGGTGCCCGACCTCCAAAAGGAGCTGGAGGCAGAGCGCAAGGCCAACACCGAGGCTGGCGGCTGGCAGCAGAAGTACGACGACGAGCACAAGGCGTTCGAGGAGTACAAGGCTCAGGTCGACAGCGAGAAGGCCGAGGCTCGCAAGGCGCAGGCGTACCGCAGCATGCTCAAGGCGGCGGACATCGACCCGAAGCGCATCGACGCCATCATGAGGGTCACCGACCTGTCCAAGGTCGAGATGGACGGCGACGCCCTGAAGGACGTCGACTCTCTGAGCGAGACCGCAAAGACCGAGTGGGCGGACTTCGTCGTCAAGACCAAGACCGACCCCGCCACGCCCGCGACTCCTCCCAAGGGAACGGGAGCCGTCGAGGGCGCGGACCCAGAGGTCGCCAAGCGCATGCAGGCACGCCACGAAAGACTCTACGGAAAGACTCAGGAGGGTTAAATGGCTTACTTCGCCAATGGCGCCAACGGCTACGGATGGGCCGCTGGCCACTTCCTCGTCGACGACGAGACCTGCATCCGAAAGACCATGACCATCGCAGCAAACCACGCTCAGGCCGTCACGCGAGAGAATGGCCGCAAGGTCGTCCCCGCTGGCGCCGTCATCCCCGCGAACGGGGCTACCGCAAAGGGCATCCTCTTCGAGGACATCGACGTCACCGACGGCGCGAAGATGGGTTCCGTCGTCATCGAGGGCACCGTGTACGGCGACCGTCTGCCCGCAGCGCTCGCGTCTGCCGCAGCAACGGCCCTGACCAAGATTACCGTCATCGCGACGGCCCCGACCGTCACCCGCCCGTACACCGACGTCGTCTCCTAAGGAGGTCTGGCAATGCCCAAGTTCATCAACGACACCCTCGGCATGGTCAACCCTGCCGACCTTCTCGCCACTGGCTTTCAGGTGAGCCGCCCGAACGACCCGCTTGAGGGTTTGTTCGACGACCAGCAGACCAACAACCTCGTGGCGACCTACCACACGCTTGCATCGCAGTACATGATTCCGCAGATGGCGCAGTTCCACGCCTTCGACGTCCCCGCTCAGAAGAGCATCCCCGCTCCCATCACCGAGCACAACGTCGAGAAGGGCCTCATCAAGGTCAAGCGCAACACCAGCGAGCTTCTCCGCCAGCTCCTCGGCCGCGGCGTGAACGCCGAGCCTGAGCTGTACAACTACGTCATGGACTTCGCAGGCGACCTCAGCGACCAAGTCGTCACCCGTGCCAAGGTCGCACGTGCCGAGCTGATGGCGACTGGCAAGGTCACCATCAAGGAGAACGACATCGACCTGACCATCGACTACGGCGTCCCGTCCGCCAACCTCGCCCTGACGCTCGACTTCGGCGCGGGCGCGAGCGCAGACGTCCCGACCCAGATTCAGACCATCGTCGACAACGCGGCTGACGCAGGCGTCACCATCACGGGCATCGTCACTAGCCGCTCGACCCTGACCAAGCTCCGCTCGAACACCGCCATCCAGAAGGCCATCAATGGCGTCAACATGGAGGGCGTGCTCGTCTCCAACGCGGCGCTTCAGGCTTGGCTCGCCGACGAGTACGGCATCACCACCGTCGTCACCGACGACCTGAGCTACTCGCTCCCGTACACCCTCGGCAACGACGGCAGGCCCGTCGTGACCAGCAAGCGCTACTTCCCCAAGAACGTCTGCACGTTCTTCGGCACCTCAAACGGCATGAAGCTCGGCTCTGGCCTGTGGGGCATCCCGCCCGAGGTCGACATCGCCAACTTCTACACTGGCGGCGTGCAGGGCAGCGGCAACCCCTACGTCTACATCTCGCAGTGGGCCGAGAAGGACCCCGCCGTCCTATGGACCAAGGCGTCGGCCCTGTACATGCCCGTGCTCTACAACCCCAACGGCCTCTACGTCGCCAAGGTCATCGAGACCTCGGCCTAGGAGTGAGAGACGATGGACGCAGGCATCCTCGAAGACATCCTGTACCACATCCACAACTGGTTCGAGCGTGACGTCATCGACGCCAAGGGATGTCAGATTGTCGACGGGGCGCTGCCTGCCTCCATCACCGCCGACATGATGGAGGGGCAGTGGTACCGAATCGAGGGGAGCTACCTCAACGACGGCCTGCACCTCAACCCAGACGAAACGCTTCTCGACGAGACGTTCGACGGCACCGTGACGCTCCTCGCCATCCCGCGACCCCTGCTGAGAGTCGCAGAGGAGATAACCCAGTGGGAGGACACCAATGGGAGCCTCTCTAATGGCCCATATGCCTCTGAGAGCTTCGGGGGGTATACTTACACCCTCAGGACCGACAACGGCGCCCAGAGCGGCTCTCAGGGCCTCTCGGGGTGGCGTCTGGCGTTCGCGGACCGACTCAACCCGTGGAGGAAGATTAGCTGATGGCTCTGACTGGACTGATGCTCGACTTCGCGGAGGAATGCACGCTTCTGGAGAAGACGCGCGTGCCAGACGGCGAGGGAGGCTGGACCACCGTGTGGGTGGACGGCATGGGGTTCCAAGCCGCAATCACCTACGACACCACAATCACCGCGAGGGTCGCCGAGTCCGAGGGGATGAAGGCGACCTACACCGTCACCACCGACAAGTCAACGCAGCTCGACTTCCATGACGTGTTCCGCAGGGAGCGCGACGGTCAGGTCTTCAGGGTCACGTCTCAGGGAGACGACAGGAGGACGCCCCAGAGGGCGACGTTCCAAGTCTCGCAGGTGGCCGCGGAGGAGTGGGCGCTGTGACGCCAGAGGCAGCGATATACGGATGGCTCAACGGCTTCGGGATACCAGCCTATGCCTCGTCGTCAGTCCCCGACCAGACGAGCGACATGTGGCGGGGGTTCCCCTACATCACCTATGACATCGTGCTGGGGGAGTGGGACGAGGCCGAGGTGAACATGCCAGTCAACGTCTGGTACCGCACGGAGTCGGAGGCAGAGCCGAACGCCAAGGTCCGAGAGATTGGCGATGCCATCGGACTCGGTGGGACGGTCATCCCGTGCGACGGCGGGGCGCTCTGGATAAAGAAGGGTTCGCCGTGGGCGCAGGCCGTCGTCATAGACGGCGAGGACCCCATGGTCAAGCGGCGGTACGTCAACATCAACATAGAGTTCCTTACCCCCTAGGGAGGTACACATGAAGTACACGCAGGTGCCTACCGACACCTTCGACAACATCCAGCTCAACGCTGGCGTCCTGCTCAGCGAGTTCGACCCGTCCACGGCCACCGTCGACAGGTCCAAGATTATCGCCGCCACCTCTGGAGGCGTGCAGTTCACCGCCACCCCGACCTACTCGGACTACGGCGAGGACATCGATAACATGCCGACGAACACCAAGGAGCTGAAGCGCCTCGACTACTGGGAGGCCAAGCTCAGCGGCACGGGCATCACCGTCGACGCAGAGTTCGCCACGATGCTTCTCGCAGCCGCCGACAACACCGACGGCCACGTCGTCCCGAGGGTTGACCTCGCACAGACCGACTTCGTCGACATCTGGTGGGTCGGCGACTACTCGTCCGTCAACAACGACGGAGCGGCACAGTCTGGCATGGCGGCTGGCTTCTTCGCGGTCAAGGTCAAGAACGCCCTGAGCACTGGTGGGTTCCAGCTCCAGTCCGCAAACAAGGGCAAGGGCCAGTTCTCGTTCGAGTTCACGGGCCACTACAGCATGGTTAACACCGACGAGGTCCCATTCGAGATTTACGTCAGGCAGGGGACCAGCGGCTAGTAAGGGAGGAGAGAGGACATGAGGCTCAGCGACGTACGGGGAGAGAGGACGCTCGACGTCATAGCGGACATCATCGGGCCAGTCGCCAACATCGCTGGCGACGAGGACATGCGGGAACTTTTCTCCCGCAAGCCGTGCCCCGAAGGGATGACGCCGACGGAGTTCATGCTCGGGAGAGTCTCGGAGAACCTCCCGAGCGTCCTTCGCTCGCACAAGTCGGACATCATAGGCGTGCTCGCGGCAATCGGCGGCACGACCCCAGAGGAGTACGCCGAGGGCATGGACATGGTGACGCTGCTCAGGGACGTGCTTGAGCTTGTCAACGACAAGGTGTTCGTTGATTTTTTAGCGTCGTTGCAGCAGACGTCGGGAGCTGCTGGCTCTCAGTCGGGGACTACCGAGGACCGAGCCGCACAGACGCCTTCGTCCGATACCTAGCGGAGCGGCGCGCCGAGAGGCTCAGGCAGAGGCTGTACACCTCCATGGTCGTCGAGTCGCTGCGGCTCGCCCCTCAGGGCAAGTACATCGGCATCGGACTCGACGAGGCCCTGAGGGCGAGGCCCTCCCAGAGGGACTTCGACCCAGACGATGTCATCGACAGGCTGGTGAACCAAGGAGCCTTCGAGGTGGTGTGACATGAATCTCCTAGACCTCATGGTCAAGGTTGGAGTCCAAGACGAGGCAAGCGGACAGATAGGCGGCATAGCGAGCAGCATCACGTCCGCCTTGGGCACGGCGGCAAAGGTTGCCGCTGGACTCGTGGCTGGAGCGACGATAGCGTTCGCGAAGGGTGCCGTCGAGACGGGGATGCAGTTCGACGAGTCCTTTGCTGGACTCGCGGCGACGATGGGAACCACGACTGACCAGATACAGAACCTGAGGGACTTCGCGCTTGAGATGGGCCGCACGACGGCCTTCTCTGCCTCTGAGGCCGCGGAGGGCCTCAATTACATGGCCCTCGCGGGTTATGACGCGGAGACGCAGATGGCGATGCTTCCCACGGTACTCAACCTCGCCGCGGCTGGCAGCATGGACCTAGCGGCGGCGTCGGACATGGTCACCGACGCGCAGTCGGCGCTCGGACTCAGCGTAGATGAGACGACCGTCATGGTCGACCAGATGGCCACCGCAGCGTCCACGACGAACACTTCGGTGGCGCAGCTCGGAGAGGCCATCCTCACGGTAGGCGGAACGGCGCAGTACATGAGCGGCGGGACGGCCGCATTGAGCACGGCGCTGGGCATCCTCGCGGACAACGGCATCAAGGGCGCCGAGGGAGGCACCCACCTGCGCAACATCATCCTGAGCCTCGCGAACCCGACGGACCAAGCGAGGGCGGCTCTGGAGGAGCTGGGCGTGCAGGTATTTGATGCCGACGGCAACATGCGAGACTTCTCCGAGATATTCCCAGAGCTTGGCGCGGCGATGGACGGCCTCACCGACGAGCAGAGGATGCAGGCCCTCGCGACCATCTTCAACAAGACCGACCTCAGCTCTGTCAACGCCCTGCTCGGGACCACGTCTGAGCGCTGGGACGAGGTCGGCGCGGCAATCGACGGCGCACAAGGCTCGGCGGAGGAGATGGCGAACACCCGCCTTGACTCGCTCGCAGGCGACGTCACGCTCATGCAGTCGGCGTTCGAGGGACTCCAAATCGCCGTGTTCGACAAGTTCTCTCCGATGCTCAGGGGTTTCGTCCAAGACGCGACCAACTGGTTCTCGCTCGTGGCGGCTGCAATCTCTGGCGACGAGGAGGCGATGGGACAGCTCGTGGAGTCCATGGGGCCTGCGGGCGACGCCTTCATGAACATGCTCGCGGCCGTCCAGCCGCTCGCCGAGACGTGGGGGCCGATTCTGTCTGAGGCGTTCAGCTTCCTAGCAGAGAACGTCCTTCCGATACTCGGCGAGGCGATATTCAACGCCATCACCGCCTTCATGGAGATACTCACCATAGTCGGTCAGGTCGTCGAGGAGTTCCCGTTCCTCGGAGCGGTCATCGAGAACGCAATCACTACGTTTAACGAGATTATCGAGGTCGTCTCACTCGTCGTGGATGCGCTGAGCACGGGGTTCGAGTCCGCGAGGGCGGTCGTCGAGCCTGTGTTCCAGAGCATGAGCGACACGGCGGCTGACTGGACGAGCAAGATACAAGGGTTCTTCGAGGAGGACGTCCCTGCGGCGCTTGACACGGCGGTCAACTTCTTCTCGGACCTCCCGAACAGGATTGCCACTGGCCTTAACGACGCAAAGAGCAGGGTCAGGGAGTGGGCGTCAGACCTCAAGAACAGGGCGAGGGAGGCAGGCTCCCAGTTCATCAACAACCTCATAAACTACGTACAGCAGACCCCAGCGAGGCTCAAGGCGAAGCTTGACGAGGCCATCGCGAGGGTCAAGGCATGGGCGAAGGACATGGGGGCCAAGGGCAGAGAGGGCGCGAACGAACTCAAGAACAAGCTGATTGAGGGCCTGAGGTCGATTCCGTCGAGGGTCGCGAGCATCGGCGGCGACATCGTCCGAGGCATAGCGTCTGGCATCAGGGGTGCGGCTGGAGCGGTCGTCTCGGCACTGGGAGGCGTCGTGTCCAGCGCCATCAGCGCGGCTAAGTCGCGCCTCGGCATCGCGTCGCCGTCCAAGGTGTTCCGTGACGAGGTCGGCCAGTGGATACCAGAGGGCGTCGCAGAGGGTATCTACAAGACTGGCGAGGAGATTCAGAACGCCTTCAACGACGTCATGGACTTCGCCTCGTATGACGTGGCTGCGACCCCTAGCGCCGTCGAGTCGCTCCCGTACCAGAAGCAGAGCGTCGTCTACAACGTCTACATCGACGGAGACGCTCTGGGCGTCAACAACAGGATAGCATCGGCGCTCGGTGTGCTCGTCGAGGCCGTCGAGCAGACCCACGGAATGGGGAGGGCATAATGGCAACTGCATACGGCGGCTGGGTAGGAGGAGACGACTGGCGGGCCAAGGTCGACGCAAGTGTAACGACCAACAATGCCGCCTCCGCAGTCATCACGGTCAAGTGCATCGTGGAGACCGAGTACGGCACCACGTCGGGGTACAACAACATCCAAGGCGGCACGTCGTGCAATGGCTCGTCCTATGCGTGGAGCGGCTCGACCAGCATCTCGACGTGGTCGACGAAGACGCTGAAGACCACGACCTACACCATCAACAAGACGCATAGCTCGCAGAGCATCAACTGCAAGGCTCAGGTCAAGGGCATCGCGGGCCTCTACAGCGGCGACACGTCGACTGGCTCCGTGAACGTCACGGTCTCTGCCAAGACGTCCTATGCCGTGAGCTACAACGCGAACGGCGGCAGCGGGGCACCGTCTGGCCAGACGAAGTGGTATGACGAGTCGCTGACCCTCAGCACGACCAGACCCACCCGCACCAACTACACCTTCAAGGGATGGGCGACCAGCTCTGGCGGCGGCGTGGCCTACGCATCAGGAGCCACCTACACCGCGAATGCGGCGGTCACGCTCTACGCAGTCTGGGAGAGGTCTTACACCGTCCCCAATGCCGTCACCAACCTCGCGCTCACTCGCTCGTCCGACACGCAGCTCAAGGCGACTTGGACGAACAACTCTGCCGTCCCGCGCGAGTACACGAAGCTGGCAATCAACGCCCAGACCGACGATGGCAGTTGGGTCGAGCTGTCCAGCTCGCTGGGCGCCTCCACCGTCAACTACACATGGAACGGCGCTGTAGTAAACAAGCGGTATCGCGTGGCCGTAAGGCCATACAATCCTGCTGGTTGGGGCAGCTGGGCGTATTCTGGATACGTCTACACCACGCCTGCGGCACCGTCCTCGGTCGTGGCGACCGTCCCCTCCGCTGGCAGCGTCGCCGTCGAGGTCATGAGCGGAGCACCGTGGGCGGAATCGCATGTTATCGAGGTCACCGCGGACGGCGGCGAGACGTGGACGCAGGTCGGCACCGTCGCAGGCGCTGGCGGCACCTACACGGACACCACGCCACCCGCTGGCACCTGCCAGTACAGGGCGCGTGCCGTAATCGGCGAGCTGGTGAGCGCATACACGACGAGCGCGGAAATCGTCACGCTCTGCCCGCCGCTCGCCCCCACCATCACTCAGCGGCCTGCAGCGGCCATCGCCACAGACTCAACCGTCACGCTCGTGTGGGCGCCCAATCATCACGATGGCACCGAGCAGGCTCAGGCGCAGGTCGAGGTGACAGCTGGAGGCTCCACTACCACGCTGGCAATATCGGGAGCCACCACCACGGTCGACCTGTCGAGCTACGCCGAGACGGCGCAGTCGGTCAGCGTCCGCGTGCGCACCTATGGCCTATACGCGGCTTGGGGCGAGTGGTCGGACGTCGTGGCATTCTCGGCCTATGTGCCGCCATCGGCCACCATCACGTCACCATCAACTGACGGCGCAGTCGAGCAGCAGTTGCCAGTGGTCATCGCTTGGAGCGCTGTCGACGCCACGGGCATCTCTTCTCATGTGCTCAGGCTCTTCGACGCGGGAGGCAGGCAGCTCAGGAGCTGGCAGCTCGACGGCTCTGCCACCAGCTTCCAGCTCGACCGCTCCACCTATTTCCTCACGAATGGCCAGAGCTACTCAGTCACGCTCAACGTATCGGCTGGCTCGACCTTGCAGGCAACCGCATCCCGTTCCTTCGCAATCGACTACCTCGGCCCCGCGGAGCCGACCGCCGACATCGAGTGGGACGAGGACTCGCTCGTGTGCTCTGTGACGGTGGGAGAGGGAGAGGACGAGACTAGCGAGCTTCCGCACCCGACAAGCTTCTATGTCGTGAGAATCCTGCCAGATGGCACCGAGTGGCTCGTCGCGGACGGCCTCAGCTCGTCACAGCAGGCCATCGACCCGCTGCCCCCGCTGGGAGTCGAGTTCACCTATCGCGTGGTTGCCGTGGCCGAGTCTGGAGTCGAGACCGCAGGCGAGTTCGCGGCGCTTCACGAGGGCGATGCTTGGGCGTTCACGTTCGGCCATGGTGCCGCAGAGACGATTCTGCTTGAGAGCAACGCGAAGCAGAGCGAGTCGATTAGCCATGCGGGCGATACGTACCACTTCGCCGACGGCACGGAGAACGGCCTTCCCATGTTCTACGGCTCGTTCGAGATGGACGTACCCCTGTCGTGGAGCTTCAGGCTATTAAGGGGGTACAGGGACGGCGACCTGCATGAGAGGCTCAGAAGGGCGGCGAGGCAGTACCAGACGTGCTGGGCGCGAGACCCCATGGGCCACCGATGGTACGTCTACTGCAAGTGGCAGTTCACGCAGAACAAGAGAAGTCCAGTCGTCGACGTGTCGTGCTCAGCCGAAGAACTTAGGTTCGTGGAGGTCGGAGAATGAGCTGGGACAGGAGCTACACGTCATCCTACAGGCTCATGAGGGTCGACAGGGAGACTGGCTACGAGGTGTCGGCGATACCGAACGTGGTCAATGGGGGGACGGTCACAAGGAACATCGACACGGCCACATACGAGAGCGGCAAGCTCAGCGTGGTGGGGACGGTCGACGTCGGGCGCGACCTCGTCAGGCTCTATCACGACGCGGTCCTCAGGGACGGCTCGACCATGACCGAGGCAATAGGCACCTTCCTGCCGAACATACCTTCTAGGGACATCCACGGCGCGACGTCCGAGTCCGAGCTTGAGCTTGACGGAAGGCTCACGGAGCTTGCCGAGGACGAGTTCGAGAGGCCAGTCACCATACCCGCTGGTTCGTACGCAGTCGAGGAGGCTAGGGCGATAGCGATTGGCGCTGGCCTTGAGGTCGTGGCCGACGAGTCGGATTGGCAGCTTTCGAGCGACTGGGTCGTGGGCATGGGAGGAGGAGCCGACGAGCCGACCGACAAGCTCGGCGTCATCAACAAGCTGCTCGGACTCGCGGGGTTTTCGTCGGCAAGGACCGACCCGTTCGGTCGAGTGCTGATGCAGAGGTACCGAGACCCGTCGTCTGCATCCCCAGAGTATGTGTTCTCCGAAGGGCCAGACGCAAGGTTCCTCACAGACGCGACAGAGGAGCTTGACAAGTCGAAGGTTTGCAACGTCGTCGTAGTCATCTACTCGACGCAGGACGAGGAGACGAGGGGGGTCGCCTACGATGACGACCCGAGGTCGCCGTATTCCACGGTGAGCACTGGCAGGCGCAAGGTCAAGAGGTACGAGTACCAAGACGGAGCCACGCAGGCGCAGGCCGACGCGAAGGCCGAGGAGCTGCTCAAGACGCAGCAGAGCGTAATTCGCAGGGTCAACCTGCAGCACGTGTTCAGGCCAGACGTCACATGCGGCACCGTGGTTGGTTGCGAGTGGCCCTCTCAGGGCATCTCAGGCTCTTTCGCGGTACGAACTCAGAGTCTCGCACTAGGTGCTGGGTGCCTCACCAAAAGCGAGCTTAGGCGCTTCGAGAGGGGTTACTGATGGCAATCGAGGACATCGCGCGACAGTTGGGAAACGGCTTAGGTGAGACGTTGGCCGTCCACCCGTCCGATGCACCACACGTGCGCTATGCCACCGTCGCCGCCGTCAACACGGACGGCACGCTCGACGTGACCATCGACGGCACCACGCTCCGCGGCGTGTGCGCCACCACGGGATGCGTGGGAGCCGCTGAGGGCATGAGGTGCGTGGTGCTCAGGCAGGGGCCGCTTGCGACCGTGGTCGGCCTCGTGGCGAACACGAATCTTGCCGACATCTACCTGCAGAACGCCCACGTCATCTGGGGACGCGACACGGGCGGCAACGTCCGAGAGGTGCTGCAGGTCACCAACGGCTATAACAATGTGGCGATAGGCTGGGGCGGTTGGGAGGCGAGCCAAGGCAACACCAACGTCTACGGCAACGAGATAAACCTCACGTCGAGGGACAAGATTAACCTAAACGGTAACATCACTGGTGGCTTGAAATGGGCATCACTGAACACTGCCAACGCTAGCGGTGGCGGAGCTAAATACATCACGTTCGGCGACGTCGCGATAGTCAGCGTCGACCTAAGCGGCATCAAGTCTGCAAGTCCATCGAACGACGCCATATTCTTCTCTGGGTTACCCAGAGCGAAGGGCGAACAAGCAACTTTCCTGATGAGGGCGGCGCAGTCCATCAACAATGCGTTCAGATGCAAGGTTCAGACGGACGGGACGCTCAGGCCGCACTACACAGCGACTTTGGACATATCGTCAGGCAAACAGTACTGGGGACTCGTCGCGTACCCGTACACGAGATAGGGGGACAGCGTGTTCAAGGCAACCACGACCATCGGCGATGTGCAGACCGACAGCCACGAGGTAAGGCACATCACACACACGAGGGACGGCATCACATCGATATATGTCGAGCATTACATGGGCGGCGAGCAGGTCTACCTCAGTACGAGCCACGACTTCCCCCTCGCGCTGGGCATCGACTTCGAGCAGGCCGAGCGGCTCGTGATGGAGCTGCCCGAGTACGCCGAGGCCGAGCCAGAGCAGTTGCTGGTGGAGCGCATGAGGGCGATACTCACGGCGGAGCAGCTGGCGGAGCTGGGATTGGAGGACTAGGTGAAGAACCTTAAACCTAAGGTTTAACTTTAGTCTAAACAGTGATACAATCTATTCGGACCTCGGAGGTGAAATGCAAGCATTAGTCGGACCCATCGCGAGCGGAGTAATATCCGCCTTCGTCGCGGCCGTCGGGGTCTATGTCGCCATAACGAACCGTCTAACGCGACTCGAAACCCTCATTGACAGCCTGCGCGAGGAGACGGCCAAGCACAATCAGGTGATAGAGCGGACCTTCAAGCTTGAGGCAGACTCGAAGACGAGCTGGAAACGCTACGACGAACTGTCCTCAAGGGTCGAGAGATTGGAGCAGAGGTGACTGACTTCCTCACGAGCAACGACTGGAGATGGCGCCTTGCGAGGACCATCGTCCAAGGAGTAATCGCCGTCATCATCGCGAACCTCGACATGCTGGTCGGGGTCTGGCAGATTGACCCGTCAATCAAGGCCGTCGTCGTCGCTCTTATCATGGCTGTGCTGTCGCCCGTCATGGCGCTGCTCGGAGGGGAGCCTGACGCCATCGAGGGAGGCTCGGAATGAGCAACTCGGCTGCATCCGTGCTCGAAGTCGCCAAGTCGCAGATGGGTACGACGGGCGGCAGGAAATATTGGGACTACGTCATGGGCGGCGGCTACGTGAACGGAAGTGTCACGCCGTACTGCGCCTGTGGCGTGAGCTGGGTTTTCTGGAAGGCTGGAGCCAAGTGCGCAGGTCTGCCAAGCGCATCCTGCACATATGGCATCTATGCGGGAGCGAAGAAGGCAGGCAAGGTCGTGCCTGTCAGTCAGGCAAGGGCGGGAGACGTTATCCTGTTCGACTTCGACTCCCACCACGGCGACTCTGAGCACGTCGGAATCATCAAAGACGTGGGGACGAATACGTTCGTCTGCTACGAGTTCAACACGTCTGCCGCTGGCAGCACAACGGGCGGACATCAGATGGTGAAGGTTCGCAACAAGAAGTACACGTTCGCAATCGTGCGCCCCGACTACGACAAGAAGCCTGTCACTGCCGACCTCGTGGTCGACGGATGGGCGGGACCGCTCACGGTCAGGCGCTGGCAGGAGGTCGTCGGCTCGGCGTATCTCGACGGCGTCATCTCTGGTCAGTGGGAGCACAACGACGTGTACTTCCCGAACCTCGTCAGCGTGACGTTCGAGGACACTGGCGAGTCTCAGTTGGTCAAGATATGCCAGAAGAAGATGGGCATCACTGCCGACGGTTACATCGGACCCAAGTTCGCCGAGGCCCTCCAGAAGCGGCTCGGCGTGGAAGAGTGGGCCACGGTCAAGGGCCGCAGGGTGAGGGTCATCGGAAAGAACACCGTAATGGCCCTGCAGAAGACCCTGAACATGAGGAGGTTCTAATGGCCTATCAGCCGTATCAGCCGACTTGGGTCAACCCGTACATGCCAGCGGGCCAAGGTTGGCAGGTCAACCAGCTGCCGAACGTCCAGCCTGTGAACGGCATAGTCAAGGTCAACGGCAGGGATTCGGCGTCGCAGTACCAACTCCCGCCGAACTCGATGTCACCCGCCCTGTTCGACAAGAACGGGCGGGTATTCTACGTCGTGAGCACGGACGGCACGGGAGCGAAGACCGTCGAGACGTTCGACTTCTCCCCGCACGTGGACGAGCCTGTGACGGTCGATGGGGCACAGTTCGTGAGCCGCAGGGAGTTCGACGAGTTCACCGCGAAGGTACAGGCAGCGATTGGAGCTTTGAATGGGACTAATGGACCAGTTCAAGACGCAGCAGCAGAGCCAGCTGGTGGACAGGGTTAGGGCCGTCAAGGGGATGGCTCAGGGCAACCCGTCGGCCCTCATGCAAACCCTCATGCAGACCAATCCTCGCTTCGCACAGTTCGTCGCGCAGAATCAGGGGAAGACGCCAGAACAGGCGTTCAGGGAGCACGGACTGGACTACTCGCAGATAGCGGGACTCCTCTAGTGACCGCGTCGGGTGCACACGACTCGGAATAACACACGTCACAATCGAATCGGAGGACTCATGGCAATGAATGAGTACAGCCTCGCCGACATCGCAGCTGCCGCTGACGGCGGCGGCGGTCGGAACAACGGCGGCTGGGGCGGAGACGGCGCGTGGTGGCTCCTCGTGCTTTTCGCGCTGCTTGGCGGCTTCGGAAACAACAACGGTGGTTGGGGCAACGGCGGCGGGTATGCTGGCGGCGACGCCCTCTACCCGTGGATGGCTCAGCAGCAGAACGTCAACGACGGGTTCCGCGACCAGATGCTCAACACGCAGCTCAATGGCATCCAGCAAGGGGTCACCACTGGCTTCGGGGACGTCCAGAACGCGCTGTGCGGCGGCTTCGCTGGCGTCAACGCCAACATCGCTGCGGGGTTCAACCAGACGCAGATGGGGATGCTTCAGGGCCTCAACGGCGTTCAGGCCCAGCTCGCGCAGTGCTGTTGCGACAACCAGCTCGCGACTGCGAACCAGACCGCGACCATCCTCGCCGAGAACTGCGCGGACCGTGCGGCGCTCTCCGACGGCGTGCGCGACATCATCGCCGCCCAGAACGCTGGCACCCAGCGCATCCTCGACAAGCTTTGCGACCAAGAGCTGTTCGCAGAGCGCAGGGAGAACGAGAACCTGCGTCAGCAGCTCAACATGCAGACCCTCGCCGCCTCTCAGGCCCAGCAGAACGCCCTGATTCAGCAGGGTTTCGCCAGCGAGGTCGACGCGCTCTACAACCGCCTCAACAGCTGCCCCGTCCCCTCCATGCCCGTTTACGGGCGAACCCCCATCTTCACGTGCCAGCCGCAGAACCAAGGCTGCGGCTGCGGCTGCAACTAGGGGGGAGCCATGGCAGAGTATCTCGCCAACGCAGTTCAGGCCGTCGACCTAAACGCGCCAGTCATCTTCACGGCGTCCATTCCCTGCCGTCGCGGTAACGTCTACCATGAGGACGAGACGGGAATCTTTATTCTGCGCGGCAAGACCAACCAGTGCTTCGCGACCTATCAGGTCACCTTCAACGGCAACATCGCCATCCCAGAGGGCGGCACGGCCGACCCCATCGCCGTGGCAATCGCCGTGAACGGCGAGCCGAGGCCGACGAGCAGGGCAATCTACACGCCTGCTGCGGCAGAGGAGTACGGGAACGTGACCTCGACCGCAATCGTCAAGGTTCCGCAGGGGTGCTGCTTCACCCTGTCGGTCGAGTACGTCGACGGAGACGACGACCCGACGGTCGCGCCGCCCCCAACAATCGACGTGCAGAACTCTAACCTCGTCATCAACCGCATAGCCTAGGGAGGGCCGCATGGTCGAGAAGATTTACGACATCAAGAACAAGGCGCTCCAGAGGATGGAGCAGGCAATCGCCGAGCGTGGCGTCGACAGGATGGACGTCAAGGAGATGGGCGAGCTTGCCGACATCGTCAAGGACCTCGCCGAGGCCGAGAAGTCCTGCATGGAGGCCGACTACTACAAGGCCGTCACGGAGGCCATGGACGGCTCCTCTGGGTACATGCCCGAGGGCATGGGGTACGACGCTCAAGGCGGCTCTCAGGGTCGCTCAGGCGGCGGCAGGAGCGGCTACCGCGACTCGATGGGCCGCTACGCCAGAGGCCGCAGGGGATACCAGTACGGCTACGACCACGACCCGCTCCAAGACGTCAGGCAGGCCATGAGCACCGCCGCGCCAGAGGAGAGGGAGCGCATGCAGCGCGAGCTTCGCCAGATGCTCGGCATGTAGCATGAGGCCGTTCGTCATCAACGGCGAGCTTTGGGGGGTCGTCCGCGTTCCTGCGGGTGACCCCCTCCTCGTGGACAGGACTGGGGCGGCGAGGCTGGCGACGACCGACCCAAAGACTAGGACCGTCCATATCGACGAGTCGGTGACGCCGCCCATGCTAGACAGGGTCCTCCTTCACGAGGTGGCCCACGCCATCACCGTGTCGTGGGGACTTCTCCCGAGGCTGCGCTCAGACGTCCTGAGAGGCGCTACAATCGGCGTTGAGGAGTGGGCGGCACAGTTGGTCGAGAACCACGCCATAGAGGCCATACAGGCGGCGAGGACGGCTCTGGGGCGCCCCGTCTGTGTGAGGGGGGAGTGCGAGTGATTAGCCTTGACATCATCGAGCGAGAGATAACCGAGCTGGAGGCGAGGGACACGAGCTATGCCGTCTGCGAGCGGCTCTCGTGGCTCTACACGTGCCGCGACCACCTCCTGCCACAAAGTACCCGCGACAGGTCGGAAACGGCGCTCACAAAGCCTCTCAGTGGCTCAGAGTTCCTAGAGGCCGCAAGCGGGATACCGTACCACGCGCTGATGGGGGCGCTCGACGAGTACCTTGAGGCCATACGTCTCGTCTACCCGAAGTCATACGACAGCCTGATTGCCAAGCTCAACGGCCTGCGAGGTTGATTGAAAAATTTTTTGAATTTTGGGTTTACTTACGCTAAAGTGTGTGATATAGTATAGGCAACGAAAGGGAGAGCGAAGGGCCTCCCGAAAACCCGAAGGGAGCACGAAATGAAGAACTACGCCAAGTACAACGCCCAGAACGTCCTCGACATTGTCAACAAGTACATCGACGAGAAGGACAGCCGCACCGTCAACGGGATGTACTTCGGATGGTCGAAGTACGATGGCACCAAGAGCTACTACGACGGCAAAGGCTACTACATCAAGGAGGTTCGCGACGAGCTGAGCATCTTCGACTGGTGGAACGAGACTCTCAGCGCCTCCAACCTCAAGAAGATGCGCTCATTCCTCAAGACCGCAATCGAGCTTGGCTACACTGGGTACGTCTGCTTCAAGGTCGGCGCGAGCGGATGCGCGAACGGAATGTGGGCGCACAAGGTGGAGAGCACCGACGGCTACTCCCCCGACGGCGAGGCCCTCTATAGGAGTTTCTCCCCCGACTACACCTACTGGCAGGTTAAGGACGCCGACGGCAACTGGTTCCCCAAGAGGCCCGAGTATAACAGCTGCAAGACGGCTGCTCAGGTCAAGAAGCTCGTCGCAAGCATCTAGAAATAGCCGAAAATTCCCGACCCTCCCTCGGCTTATATGTGATACACTATAGCCAAGGGAGGGCGTTAGGCCCCACGAGACCAGAAGGGAGCACGTCATGGAGCGCAAGGACATCAACGGGTTCGTCAAAGTGAGCAAGAACTACAGCGCACGCATCTGGTTCGTCAGCCTGTGGAACCCTCAGACCAAGGAGTCAAAGACGGTGGCCTGCGAGGACACCGACTACGACAACCCGACAATGGGCATGGTCAGCGGCGAGTACGACTGGGAGACAAGGCTCTGGATGCTCGACAAGATGCCCTACTTCGGCGGCTCAAAGGAAGTCAAGAAGGCATACGAGGACTGGCGCTACCAGTGCAACGTCAAGGCCAACCACATTATGGTCGGCATGACTGTCGAGGTAGTCAAGGGCCGCAAGTACCCCATCGGCACCACTGGGGTCGTGAAGGGGTTCAGCTCCTACTGCGACCAGTACGGCAGGGAGCATACGAGGTACGTCGTCACCGAGGACGGCAAGCGCATCCCGCAGCAGAATTGCAAGGCCATCGCTTAAAAGTGTCCGCCCCTCCTGCTAGAATGGTATGAGGCACCTACTAGCGGGAGGGGCATCCATGCTCAGGACGTTTCAGGACTTCGAGGCGGAGCCGAACAAGGCGAAGTTCGTGGCTCAGGCCATAGCGACCTACAAGAACAGCGACATGTACCAGACGGCGCTGCTTGCGGACGAGTACGACGCTCAGCGCAACCCGACCATAACCGAGGCCGTGAGGACCATCTTCAACATCAGCGGCCAGAGGGTAAAGGACTTCACGGCAAGCAACCACCGCATCGCCTGCAACCTGTTCAACCGACTGAACACGCAGCGCTGCATGTACAGCCTAGGAGCTGGCGTGACATTCGTGGACCCGTACGAGGCGGCGAGGGGCGAGGCAGACACGACCAAGGAGGCCCTCGGCCAGCACTTCGACCACGTGCTCAGGGAGGCGGGGTATCATGCCCTGATTCATGGAGTCTCGTACCTGTTCTGGGACGACGGTCAGGTGTACGACTTCACGGCCACGGAGTTCGTCCCGCTGGTCGACGAGACGGACGGCTCGCTCAGGGCTGGCATCCGCTTCTGGCAGCTCGACAGGACGAAGCCTCTACACGCCGTGCTCTACGAGGCTGACGGCTTCACCAAGTTCTCGGGCGAGTCTGGAGAGCTGAAGGAGGAGGCGGAGAAGCGAGCCTACAAGCTGACGTACCACTACACCGACGCTGGCGACGTGGTGGCCGTCGACGAGGACAACTACGTCGCGCTTCCAGTGGTCCGCATGTACGGCTCAAGGCTCAAGCAGAGCACGCTGGTCGGAATGCGCGAGGCCATCGACGCCTACGACCTCATTCAGAGCGGCTTCGCTAACGACCTGTCGGACTGCGCACAGGTCTACTGGATTCTGGAGAACTACGGCGGCATGGACGACGACGACTTAAGGGTGTTCCTCGACCGCCTGAAGCTCAACCACATCGCAACGGCCGACACGTCGGCTGGGGGCAAGGTGACGCCGTACACGCAGGAGCTTCCGTATCAGGCGCGCAAGGCGTTCCTCGACGACATCAGGGCGAGAATCTACGAGGACTTCGGTGGCCTCGACGTCCACACCGTGGCTGCTGGCGCGACCAACGACCACATCGACGCGGCATACCAGCCTCTGGACGAGAACGCCGCTGACTTCGAGCATTGGGTGGCAGACGCCGTGACGTCCCTGCTGTCGCTTCAGGGGATAGACGACGTCCCCATCTTCAGGCGCGCGCGAATCTCCAACCAGAAGGAGCAGGTCGAGATGCTCGTGCAGGAGGCCATGTGGCTCGACGAGAGGACCATCCTCCGCAAGCTCCCGAACGTCACACCCGACGAGTATCAGGCAATCATCGACGCCAATGAGGACGAGGACATCGCCCGAATGAGCCAGAGTGCCAACGCTGGAGAGGGCGAGGACGGCCCTCAGAGCCTCTAAGAGCCGCTAGGAGCCGTCTTGGAAGACATCGTGAGGGATTTTACGGACGACGAGCTGAAAAGGCTAGAGAAGCGCCTAGATGCTGTCTATGGGCAAGCCGCCGAGGAGATGACGGCTAGGCTTGAGGACCACATCCAGCGCTTTGATGCTCAGAATGAGCGCTGGCGTCAGGCCGTGGCCGAGGGAAGGGCCACAGCCGAGGAGTGGGCGGACTGGCGCAGGGGCGTGTCGGTCGAGGGCAGGTGGGTCGCGGACATGGCCGCCGACCTCTCCGACTCTGCCGTCAACGTCGATGTGATGGCTAGGGACATCGTAAACGACACAATCCCGACCGTGTACGCCCACAGCGCCGACCTCACGGCATACCAGATTGAACGTGACATCGGGTGGATGACGCATAGCTTCGACCTCGTAAACGAGGATGCCGTCAGGGAGCTTGTCACGATGGGCGAGGACGAACAGCTGATACACGAGGTCATACCCGTTGGGCCACCCAAGCCGAGGGTGCAGTCGCTGAGGGTCAACCTCGACAGGGCGAGGGACGTCCGATGGAACCGCCAGAAGTTCCACTCCGCAATCACACAAAGCGTGCTTCAGGGGGAGTCGATACCGAGGGTGTCGGCTAGGCTCATGAACGTCCTAAACATGGACAGGAACATGGCCGTGCGTGCGGCTAGGACGGCGATAACCGCTGCCGAGAACATGGGAAGGACGAGGACGTACGACAGGGCCGTCTCGCTCGGAATCGACATGAAACAGCAGTGGATAGCGACGCACGACGAGCGCACGAGGTCCGAGCACAGGGCGCTCGATGGGCAGATTGTGAACGTCGGGGAGCCGTTCGAGGTCGACGGATATGAACTCATGTACCCAGCGGACCCAGCGGCGCCCCCGTATCTGACGTACAACTGCCGATGCAGGACGGTCGCGTACTTCGACGACGTTCAGGACCCAGATGGGTTCTGGACGGAGTTCCCGAACGGCATGACGTATGATGAATGGGAGGTAGCGCAGCCTAGGCCGAGGCGCAGCGGCGGGCGCAGTAGGTCTGGCGGAAGGGGACGCAGGAGGTAGGACATGGCTCAGTTCGGTGGAGATGGACTTGTTGTCAACGTGGACAACACGACGCAAGTGGTCGAGGGCATGGAGAAGGCGATACTCACGTCGTTAGAGGAGATTGGACTCAGGGCGGAAAGGTACGCCGTGGCGAACGAGACGGCGGTGGACACTGGCAGGCTCAGGAACAGCATCACCCATAAGCTCGACGCTGGGAAGAAGGCCGTGTACATCGGCACCAACGTCGAGTATGCCCCGTACATCGAACTCGGCCACCATAGTTTCAAGGGCCTGAAGTTCCTGTCAAGAGCAGCAAGCGAGCACGCGAGCGAGTACGGGGATGTGGTCAAGAAGCACCTCGGAGGGTAGTTTCCGCAGGTAGACTGTATCGAAAAAAATAATCAAACTTTTTTGCGATTCTCAGCTCTCATGCGTGATGATATGTGATATAGTCTAATCAAGCAAGGGAACACGCCCGAAGGGAGCACACGATGGCTTACAAGAAGAACGACAACAAGGCAGAGCAGGTCAAGGCCGCTACCGAGCTTCTGGAGCGCGGCGTCAGCGAGGTGTTCGAGTCTGGGCGCTTCGCCGAGTGGCTCGACGTCATGGGTCGCTTCCACCACTACAGCGCGAGGAACTGCATCCTCATAATGATGCAGTGCCCCAACGCCACCCACGTCGCGAGCTACAAGAAGTGGCAGAATGACTTCAACAGGCAGGTCCGCAAGGGAGAGAAGTCCATCCGCATCCTCGCCCCCATACAGCACAGGCGCACCGTCACCGAGGTCGACGAGGTCACGGGCAAGGAGACGGAGACCGAGCGCATCTGGATGTCCTTCAAGACCGTCCCCGTGTTCGACATCTCGCAGACCGACGGCGACGAGCTTCCGACCATCGCCGACAGGCTCACCGACGAGGTCGAGGACTTCGATGCCCTTTGCGACGCAATCGCCAAGGCCGCAACCGTCCCCGTCGAGTTCGGAGTCGACATAACCGACCCCGACTGCAACGGGTACTACGACCGAGGCGAGAACCGCATATGCGTCCGCGACGGCCTGAGCGAGGCGCAGACGGTCAAGACCCTCGTGCATGAGGTCGCACACAGCATCCTCCACTGCGGGGGCGGCTCCGAGGAGAACGCGCCTAGGAAGCTCCGCGAGGTTCAGGCCGAGGGCGTCGCCTACGTCGTCTGCAACGCCCTCGGAATCGACACCAGCGACTACAGCTTCGGGTACGTCGCCAGCTGGGGCGGGGACACCAAGGCCCTCGTGAAGGCCCTCGACGCAATCAGGGACACCGCGAACGCCATCCTCGACAAGGTTGCATAGCAAACAGGCAACACGGGGGCGGCAATAGGGCCGTCTCCTCAACCGAAGGGAGACGACAATGGGACTCGATATGTATCTGTACACAAACAGCAGGAAGCTGACCAAGGCAATCCACGAGAATGAGCCGTACGGCCCGTATGCCACCGACTTCTACAGCGAGAACGGCGTCGTGCTCTACTGGCGCAAGGCCAATGCCGTCCACAAGTGGTTCGTCGACAACGTCCAGAACGGGGATGACGACTGCGGTACCTACGAGGTCGAATGGGAGCAGCTCATGGAGCTGCACGACATCTGCAAGAGAGTCCTAGAGGAGTGTCCTCTCGTCGATGGCAAGGTTACAAACGGCAAGAGACTCGACGAGAACGGCGAGTGGGAGGACATCGTCGAGGACGGGAAGGTCATAACAAACGTCGAGCTGGCAGAGGAGCTGCTTCCGTCACAGAGCGGGTTCTTTTTCGGTTCGACCAGCTACGACCAGTGGTACCACGAAGACATCGCGTTCACGGTCGAGGCGATTGAGCGCATCGCAGGCATCGTCGACGTCGTCGATGGCAGGTTCGGCTGCAAGTACGTCCGCATGAAGGGCGAGCCGAACTGGAACGTCAAGTTCTACTACCACTCAAGCTGGTAGAAAAAAGTCAAGATTGTCGGCCTCGTCCCTCCAAAAGTGTGATATAGTATCAGTGAGGGAAGGGAGAGGCCCGACCCATTCAGAAGGGAGCACGAGATGACTCAGTACAAGGTCAACGCAAAGGTCGACGGCGAGTGGAAGGTCGTCGCCACGTCTTACGACTACAACTTCGCATGCAGCGTAATGTTCAAGTGGAGCAGCGCAGGATACGTCGCGTTCGTCTCGGAAGTACACTAGATGGCGACCAACTACCAGCGCGGGGCGGACTTCGAGCGCAGGTGCGCCAAGGAGCTTGAGGGCAAGGGGTTCGCAGTGGTCCGCTCCGCAGGGTCGCACAAGCCTGCTGACCTCGTGGCAATGCTTGGTGGTATCGTCGTATGCGTACAGTGCAAGAGCGACGGGAGGCTAGGACCAGAGGAGTGGAACGACTTCTGGGACTGGTGCGAGAGGGCGGGGGCCGTCCCCGTAATGGCCGAGAAGGGGCCTAGGGGCGCTGGGGTCATCTGGCGCGAGCTTACAGGAAGGAAGGGCGGCAGGGGCCGTCAGCCTATGAAGGAATGGGAGGCATAATGAAGTTCAGGGAACTGGAGGCAAACGAGATTGAGTGCAGGGTAGGCATATGCAGAGAGAATGGCCTGAGCCTACTGCTCTACAAGGACAGCCGCGTCGACATGCGCATCCTCGACGAGACGGTTGGACCCGAGAACTGGCAGTGCCAGTTCTACGAACAGAAAGGAACGCTGTTCTGCAAGCTCGGAATCAACGTGTGTCGCGACGCTGGAACGGGTTATCACGAGTGGGTATGGAAGTCGAACGCGGGAGCGCCGTCCAACATGGAGGCCCAGAAGGGCGAGGCGAGCGACGCCCTTAAGCGAGCGGGTTTCTGCTGGGGTATTGGGCGCGAGCTGTACACGGCTCCATTCATATGGGTGCCTTCGGACAAGGTCGAGCTGGCGAAGAACCAGAAGGGCAACTGGTATTGCCGCAACACGTTCCGCGTCGCGAAGGTCGCAATCGAGGCTGGCCGAATCACTGGCGTCCGCATCGTGAACAACGCTGGCGTGGTCGTATTTTCGTGGAAGGAGCAATAATGACGTTCAACGAGGTACGTCTCACTGGGACGGTGAAGCGCTCGGCCGAGGCTGGGACCACAAAGGACGGCGGTCAGGTGCTCGACTTCGCGCTGGAGGTCTACAACGCCGACGCGGACCGAATGGACATCTTCGACTGCCGACTCACTGGTCAGTCGGACGCGATGGACAAGCTGGGCGGGTACGTCGAGGCTGGAGAGACCATAGGTGTCATCGGGCATCTGGAGAGAAGGACGTCGACCGCGAACGCCAGACTCGCTGGCTCGTGGGTCGAGGTCAGGACAACGAGCGTCTGCGTGTACGTGGACGACATCGAGGAGGACTAATGAGCATCAACAGCGTAAACATCAGCGGCAACCTCACGAGGGATTCTGAGCTGAGGGCGACTCAGGGAGGGACGAGCATCCTGTCGTTCGGCGTCGCGGTCAACGACCGCAGGCGAAACGCGCAGGGCGAGTGGGAGGACAGGCCGAACTACATCGACTGCGTGATGTTCGGCGCGAGGGCGCAGGCCATGCAGAAGTTCCTCCTCAAGGGCACGAAGGTCGCCATCGAGGGCAAGCTCCGTTACAGCAGCTGGGAGAGCAAGGACGGCTCAAGGCGCTCAAAGGTCGAGGTCGTAGTCGACGAGATTGAGCTTATGAGCCAGCGAGACGGCGCGAGAGAGTCAAACGATGCTCACGTGACAAACTATACGGGTGAGTACCAGAACGGGCCTCAGAATGGCTCAGAGAGTCCCTCGGGGCCTGTTCAGGTGGAGCTGTACGACGAGTACGCGGATTCTGATATTCCGTTCTAGTAAAAGGTGCTGTATAATCATACAAACCATTCTAAAATGGAGATTGGAGTTTTATGATATGCAGCATGTGCAAGAAGGACAAGCCAGAGAAAGACTTCAACTGGGCAAAAAAGGGGGAGAAGCGGCAAGGCCGCTGCCGCGAATGTTGTTCTGAGTACAACAGACAACGGTATGCCGCCAACCCCGACAAGTTCAAGAGTTCGGTATATAGGTACCAAAGGGAAAACCCCAATGCCTACTACCTGAGCAGGTTAAGGATGGCACAACGAAACCCGACCAAGATAAATGCCCATCGCGCCGTAGAAGCAGCTTTGGCATGCGGTGCTCTTGAAAAGCCAGACACGTGTAGCTCGTGTGGTTGCAACGGTTCGTTACATCGGATAGAGGCACATCACGAGGATTACAGGAAACCGCTTGATATCGTCTGGCTGTGCACACCGTGTCACCGAAAGGCCGATGCAGAAAGACGGGTCAGGGAAGGTGGTACCGCGTACCCAGCATGCAAGAAAGTTGCCATGCTAGACGATAGTGGTCATGTGCTAAGAGCTTTCGACAGCCAGAAAGAAGCAGCCTTGTTCGTAAGCCGAGCGCCAAACAGCATTTCGCAGGCCGTAAAAAGTGGTGGCATGTGTGCTGGCTATCGTTGGAAATCCGTGTAATTGGAGGTGAGACGTGAGCGATGACATCGACCTCTGGTCGGAGATTCAGCAAAAGACAAGGCAGCTCGACGTGTGCGTCAGGGAGCTGCGCAAGAGCGGGACGGCATACGCCGAGGCCGAGAGGGCGTACAAGGTCAAGCTCAGGGAGGTGTGCCTTCGGCTCAGGTCGGAGAAGGACATGCCAGTCGGCCTGATTGACAAGACCTGTTACGGCGTGCCAGAGGTCGCCGACCTCAGGTTCCAGAGGGACGTGGCCGAGACCGTCTATCGTGCGAACATGGAGGCAATCAACAGCATCAAGTTGCAGCTCCGACTCGTCGACGCCCAGCTGTCACGAGAGTGGACAACCCCTCAGGCGGCGATGTGACATGGACCGCAAGACGGACCTCGGGACCATGCTCAAGGCAATCGTCCTGTACATAAATAAGAACGGGTGGAGTCCATCCTACCAAGACCTCTGCGACATGACTGGCCTCAGGTCGAGGTCTGGGGTGAGGAACTACCTAGAGGTGCTCGCCATGAAGGGGTATGTAAGGCTCGGTGACGGCCCGAGGCAGATAACGGTCACTGACGAGGGGAGGCGACATGCCGAGGAAGCCTAGCCTGTACGGCGACGAGCGGGTGTGCCGCATATGCGGTAGCCCACAGGTCGAGCTGCACCACGTCTACGGCGGCGTCGGAAGAAGGCCAGTGTCCGACCGCGAAGGTTGCACGATATACCTCTGCCACGAGCACCATCAGGGAAGGAGGGGAGTGCATCAGGACAAGGCGTTCCGAGACTGGCTGAGGGCGGACTGCCAGAAGCGCTGGGAGGAGCGCGAGGGCAAGGGGCACGACGACTTCAGGGAACTGTTCGGGGCATCTTACATCTGAAGGAGGAAAGCATGGACAAGACGCAGACCCAGCTGGTTCTGGAGAGGCTCCAGAGAGGGAGGGGAATCACCAGCCTAGAGGCGTTCAGGGAGTTCGGCATCACGAGGCTCAGCGTCATCATCTTCAACCTGCGCAAGCGCGGGTACAACATCGAGACAGTCAAGTGCGAGGGCACGGACAGATTCGGCAACCCCATGAGGTATGCAAGATACTATCTCAGGGACGATGCCAACAGTCAGTAGGACGAAAAGCTATAATGAAATCAGAGGGTAGGAGCCTCGTTGATATGGTATACTAAGTTTACGGCCCTCGGATGCTCCTACCATTCGGGGGCCGTAGTGCGTAGGAGGTACTTATGGCAATCAGCAAAAGGGAGCAAGTTGAAAAGTTTGTTCAAAAAGGTCCAGAATGGCTGGCTGGCAAGCTGTATGATGCTCGCAAGGAGTTAGCGGCTGAACGCGCGAGACGTCGTAAGGTTGAGATGGAAGGTCATTCAACCTACACGCTCGAAGAGATAAACCACAACCTATCTGTGCTTTTGCAAAACGCGGGAATTACTACAATTCCATTGGTCGTGCAGTACCTTGAGCCAGACTGCACAAACTGTCCCCATTGGAATGATTGCGAGGATTGTTGCGAATACTTCGGTGAGTGCGTAGGTGAACACAAGCTTTCAAGCTACACAAAATTTATGTACACGTTCAACGTCTCACATGACGAAATATATGGAATCATGAGTGGCATAGACAGCAAATTTCAATCATTCAGAGAAGGATGCGTAATAAGAGTGATAGATACTAGAACTGGAAACGTGATTTGGAAGAACACGGAAGAAGAGGATAAAGAATAGTCTATAATTAAGCAGTAACGATGATTGCGGCATCGTTGTGCTACACTACAGATAACGGAGCGCCTGCCCAGATTGCCGCAATCAGTCTGGGTGGGCGTTTTGTTTTGGAGGCACGACATGGGAGAATACAAGTACCCACTGATACCGAAAAAGTATTACGCAGCCGTCATGTTTGCGTGCAAGATGATTCGTGAACACAAGACGTTCAACAGGTCATGCGAGATAGCTGCTAACTACTACAACGTGGATGAACAGCAAGTAAGAAAGCACGTAAGCGCGAGAGCTGCCGCAGGACACAAGGGCGTAAAGCAAGGCAAACAATATTGGTTTGTCGTTACCAAGTTTCATGGCTCTGACGCCTCTGGATTTGAAGAGGAAGAATCAAAGGTAGTCAGGGGCAAGTCAAAAGCAACCGTTGACCGAAGGTTTTGTGAGGAGTCTGGGACATACAACAGAAGGCACGACAGAAACGGAAGCTCATACTCATGGGCGGAGTATTACGTCGTTGATGGGCCGTATGAAAAGAAGTCCGAGGCCCAGAAAGTTTCCGATAGCAGAAACGAAGCGATAAAGAAAAAGCGCGACGAGGAAAATAGGCTGTACGAAATCAAGCAAAAGGAGAGGATGGATAGGGCTAAGAAGGAACGTCAAGAGAACGGCAAGACATATCGGTTTGGTACTGAGCAGGAGAGGTTGCGACTAATGGCTCTGTTGAGCGGTGACCCACTTTCGAAAGGCTCAACATTCGCCCAACACATGTTGGACAGGGATTGGCCCGGATGGAGAGATACCGACCTTTCTGTTGAGCAGGTTTGGGCGCTCAGATATGGAAACGAGGGCTAGCCATGCGATACACGATAGAGGGATTCAGCCAGACCGAGGCCATCAAGTTCAGGCACACGGAAATCGTCAACGGCAAGGAGAAGGTCGTTACGCTCGACTGCACCGACCTAGTAATCCTGCGGTGGTTCGTTGACTTCTGGCCGAACATGATGAAGGTCGAGATAGGCGGCAGGCAGTACGCATGGCTCAGCTACAAGGCGCTGATTGAGGACATGCCGCTCATCGGAATCAAGAAGGGCATGCTCGCGCTCAGGCTCAAGAAGATGGTGGGCTTCGGCATCCTGAGCCATCAGACGGTCAAGAGCGGCGGGACGTTCTCGTACTACGGTTTTGGCCCAGAGTATGCGCGTCTCATTGACACCAACCATGCCAAAGATATTAATGACCCTGCACAACCTGTTAATGAGGGGATGACTAATAAATTAGATACCCCTCAACAAAATGTTGTTGACCAAATAGACCCTTCTACTAAAGATTCGTCTACCAGAAAGACAAATAATAGTCGCAAGCCATTCGTCCCTCCGACCATCGAAGAGGTACAAGCGCACATCGAGGCCAAGGGCTACCACTTCGACGCCCGACAATTCTTTGACTACTACGAGGCGAGCGACTGGCACTTCAAGAACGGCAAGCCCGTCAAGAACTGGAAGCAGTGCTGCGTCACGTGGGAGAGGAACCACAAGGGAGACGAGCCGAGCGGACAAGGGGAGTTCGATGTTGAGAGATACAACTATTTCTGATGCCGTCATGAGGTCTGGCGTGCCGCCGATGTACGCCGACGCGGAGCCGAGGCCAGACCTGCTCGGAGGGGCGTACATCACGGGGCCTGCTGGCGTCGGCAAGACCCACGCTGCGTGCGGTGCGGTGAGGGCGTTCATAGAGGCCCACGTCGTTGACGTCCACGGAGCGAGCCTCTACATGGGAAGGCGTGCCAAGTTCGTCTGCGCTCCAGAGTGGTTCGCAAAGATGCGTGCGACCTACGGCACGAGGGAGAGCGAGCAGGAGGTGTTCGACACATATGCCCACGCTGGCCTGCTTGTCCTAGACGACCTCGGCAAGGGGACGAGGAGCGATTGGGCGGCTGAGCGCGTCTACATGCTCATGGACTACCGATACAGCCACGAGCTGCCGACCATCATCACGAGCAACTACGACCTAGGGGAGGTGGCGCGGATGTTCGCCACCGACTCCCAGACCATGGCGTCGATAGCGTCGCGCATAGGCGGGATGTGCAGGGGAGTCAGGATGGACGGGGACGACAGGAGAATGGCCCAGAAAAAATAGTTCAACTTTTTTCAAAATCCCGACCGAATCGCCCAAAATGTGTGATAAGGTATAGCCAACGACAGGGAACCAACCCGAAGGGAGAACAAAATGGGTTATATCGTCTACATCAAGAACAACGGCGAGTGGATGGCTTGGAGCAACGAGTCCAGCTACGCGGACGCCGTTCGTGAGATGAACTACCTCGTCAAGTACGAGAACGTCGAAGCAATGATTGCCTAGGAAGGGAGACGGAAATGAGCAAGAAGTTCATCGAGACCAGCATCGGGAGCTACAAGGCGAGGCTTGACAAGCTTGACGGCGAAATTAAGGAGGCCGTCGACGAAGGGATGTACGCGCTCGCAGCCATGAGGTGTGCGGAGGCCGAGGGGTACAAGTGGGCCATCCGCGAGCTTGAGTTCCAGCTCGACAACATCGAGTACGAGAGCAAGTTCGGTGAGTACGAGGGGTAGCTGCGAAAAGTGCAGGTGGTTCCACAAGCTGGAGCCATCTGCACGCTTCGGAAAGTGCATGCTCAGGGACAAAGGCAGATGGGTGTTCATGAGGTGGGTAGACCCAGAGAGGGAGCCGACATGCAGGAGATATTCACGTGTCCAGCTTGGACGATAGGCGACAACCTCTTGTTGAGGCTCGAGTGCGCAGACATGAGCCTCAAGGACCTACACGAGACGACAGGAATCTCGTACAGCACAATGAGCAACTACACGAGGGGCATTTGCGTCCCGAACGCGGTCAACCTGAAGAGGATGGCAAAGGCCCTCGGGTGCACGATGGACGACCTCATGGAAGGGGTCGAGTGACCGAACGAACATCGAGAAGGGAGAGCCGTGCTTGCGATAAGTTCAGGGGAGTATGAGCCGTGGGGTGACGGGTACAAATACGACCCGCCAGACCCTCCAGAGACATTCGACGAGGACGAAGAGGACGACGACGGGTGGTACGACGGGAACCCGCCAGACGACTACTGGGACGAGGAGGACGAATGAGCACCAAGCAAGAGCGCGTCTCATACCTAGTCGGTTGGCTCGAAGGATTCTCGACGACCGTATGGGCGCTGCTGTCCACGAACGACGGGGCCAAGCTGGTTGACGCATCGGCTGGCGATGAATACGAACGTACCGTCAAGGAGCTGCACACAATCATGTTCAAGTCAGAGGAGGACGCATGAGCGAGCTGAAGCCTTGCCCGTTCTGCGGATGGGATGGCATCCACATGCGCAAGAAGACCCGAATGCGCGAGTCCGTTACTGGTCTTACGTATATGCGCTCCTACGACCAGTTCGACTCTCGTAGCCTAGGATACATCGGAGCAGACTTCCGCGAGGACCATTGTTACGACTACCGTTTCGGCATCAGATTCTTCTGTGGTAGGTGCAAGGCTGAGACGCCTTACGTCTGGGGAGAGTGGCACTTGCCGACCGAGGACGAAGCAGAGACGTTCGATGACTTGCCCCATGCTTGCGAGCGGTTCGACCCAGCAGAAGAAGAGCTGACCATCAATAAGGCAATCACCGTATGGAACAGGAGGGCGAAGTGATCGACGAGCTGAAACCATGCCCGTTCTGCGGAGAGGTTGCCAATGGGGAGAACACCGTAGTCGTGACCGAGACCGCAAGGAGTGGCCCACGATTCGGGGTCAGGTGTTATCGGTGCGGTGGGCGAGTCGAGTTTTTCGAGAACATCGACGAGGCAATCATTGCGTGGAATTGCCGACACGAGCCGAGGCAGGCCACACTGTCAGACCTCTACGGCATCTGGAAGGAACCCGACTACCTCTGCGACATGTGCGCGAACGACTGCGACGAGCGCCGGGAGATCCGCGTGGGGCAAGGCGCATACGACGTGTGCGAGAGGTGGGAGGAGATGCGCGATGAGGGCACCGCGTGAGTTCGTCTTCAAATGCGAGCACATGGGCGGCACCACGTGGACCGTCGAGCACCAGTGGGCCATCGAGGGCAAGGCGGAGGAAGTCGTGCGCTGCCGAGACTGCAAATACAACGACGTGGTTATCAACGCCTGCGACCATCCGCAGATTACGCCGCTGCGCGGAGATTGCCCCGAGAATTGGATTTTCAGCACAGCACCCGACGGCTTCTGCGCGTGGGGGAAAAGAATCGTGCGGTGCAAGGATTGCGTCAGCTCCTACCGTGACGAGGATGGGATGTGGTGCTGTTTCTACGGCACGGGGTTCTACAGGAAACCAACGGACGAGGGTAACTACTGCTCGAAGGGCAAGAGGGGGGCGATACCTCCCACGGCGACCGAGACCGATGAGCTGCCGCCGAAGTGGGCGGACGCCCCGACGCTGGATTTGGGGGCATAGCATGAGCGAAAAAATGACCGCAACCGAGCGCCTGCGTGCGCTGCTGGACAAGCGGGGTGTGGAGTGGCATGGGGTCGAAGATTCGACCTACTGGGGAGAAGTACTTCTCACTAGGCGTGATGGTTCGGACCCCGTCTACAAGTTCAGAGCGCACAAAACCGCTAACAGGCTGAGCGTGCATCTGCTTCAAGTCACCCCCGAGCAGGCCATAGAGGCCACGCTGGGGCCAGCGGTGCCACCACCAGAGCCGCCCGACGTGCCATACGACATTCTCATTGACGAGCTGCGCGACACATGGGGCATCGAGGCGAGCTGGGACGGCCTGCGCAAGTTCTGGTATCTCGGCTGGACAGACGAGCACGTCGAGGACATGGGACGGCTCCACGACGAGCTGCGGGACGCGATAGTCGAGCTGCTGGGCGACCGATGCGACTGGGTGCAGACGGGCGTGACGCATGCCCACAATGTGCTGGACAAGGCATCCCACGCTGGGCGAGGGACGTGCAGGATGGAGCGGGTCGATGACGAGCAGCGCATCCTCCACGGCTGGTTGGAGTGCAGCGAGTGCGGCCCCGTCTACCCGCCAGTGAACGATGCGATAGCCAAAGCCGTCGCGTTTTGTCCGTTCTGTGGAAGGAAGGTGGTCGAATGAGCGTGACAGACGAGCTGCGCCGACTTATGGACGAACGCGGGGTAAAGCACAAGGACGAGGATACGCCGCTTGATACACATGGCACGCTCTATCGCGTGACCACCACCGCCGACTGGGTGTACGAGGAGCCGCCCGAGTGCGACCTGCTCGTGAGAAGCAGGTACGACATTGGAGCCGAGGATGCCATCGAGGTCGAGGCCACGCTGGGGCGGGGGACGTGCAAGATGGACACCTTCGCCGACGTGAAGTTCCAAGACATAGACGAGGACGAGGAAGGCTGCTACGAGATTGGTGCGCTGGCAGAGTGCAGCGGGTGCGGCTCGATAGTGCGCATGCCG